GTCTTGCTACTTTGTCTAACCAAAGACAGGACAAAGGAAAAAGCTATTTAAAATATTTTGATTACTCAATGGCTGGTATTGCTGGAGTATATCAAGGGATTAGTCCTTTTACTGAGGTTATAAGAAAAGACGAAGAACTTGGCATGATGGCTAACTCTAAACAAGAGTGGATAGACGACATCTCTTTTTTAATAGAAAATGAGGAAGAAAGGCAAAACATTGTCGATCTTTCCGTAAATAACATAAAAAACTACCATAATTTCAACACCGAGTGGCGTAAATGGTTAGAAATATACGAGGAGATACTAAATGGAAGATAAAAGCCTGATTGAAAAAATAGAAGAACTAGAACAAAAGAATGAAGAGTTGACAGAAGAAGTTAGATATTGTATAGAGTATTGTATAAAGATTAGCAGAATACTAGAATCTGTGAAGAAAACAATGGGCAACGTAGTCTGAATCGTTTTTAGTAAAAAAATTAAACTGGGAGCATTATGAAGTTTTTTAAAGGTAAAACAGCTGTGGTTGTTATGGTTTCTATGGTTATTTTAGTCCTGTTTCTGTGTATTTTAGAAATGGGTAGGGGTGATATTAACTTAGATGGTCGTGTTGACATCAAAGACTTATCGAAAATATCTCAAAATTTCAAGTTTTAATTAGCTGTCTCTCTGACAAAATACAATTTGTAGTTTAGTGTTTTTCCGTTGGCGCCGAAAGAAGAAAGACCAAGGAAACTGCAAATCTCTAATTTAACTGTTGCCTGAGTGTCAGTCACGTCTTGTATTTGTGCAAAAGCACCGACTACCCTGAATGTATCAGTATTAAAAAAAGCGGCTGGCAAAGGTCTTAATTTGCTGTCCTCTGAGCTTATGACAGAACCGAACACCATTGGTTTATAACCTAAATCGTGTGAAACAGTAGATGAATATTCAACGCCCACACCTCCAGTTGTGATTGTTCCAGTCATTATTTTAACTATTTTGTACATATTAAAATCAGAACTCATAATGAGTTTGTCGTCTGTAGTCGTGTCTGCGTCGTAACCAGCTTGAGACACCTTCATTGAATTGCCATCTAAAACTACTCGTTTGTTGCTGCCGTCTGACATCACAATAGCGCCATCTTTAATAGTTATATTACCCATTGTGATAGAACCGTCTTTCATAAAAATTTCTCCTGTCTCAGTATCGAAATAGGTTAATCCGTCCAGGGAAGATATTTTTCGTATTTGGTTATGTTTTTCTAATGTTTGAGTACGAAACTCCATACCGTCAGTCGGCCTGGTTCGCTCGGTTATTTTTTGTGTGACATTTGTTTCGTCCATTTATCTCCTTTAAGCTGGCGTTGTACGTACCTTTTTAGGAATACTTAAATTATAGCTAAAAAATTCTGAATTTTCTTGATTAACATAGGTAGTGATTCCCTCAACACGAAACTCTTTGATAAATTTATATATAAACCAATTAACATCAACAGTAATAATATCACCAATAGAAAAGCCCAAAAGAGGTTCATGGCTCTGAGTTGGAGTGAATACCACCACGTTTCCTGGAGAAGTTAATTCGTCTATCTTGCTCTTAGCGTACGCATCTACTACATCGTCAGTATCTAATAATCTTCTTGGAACTAATTTTTCTTTTAGCCCATATTTAGTTTGGTGAGTTGCATCAACGGCCTCTCCGAACTTAACCTCAGTTCCTGTACCAGCACCATACACTATGACCTTGTTGGCCATTTCTCTTTTGTTGATATTAACTTTCAATGAAGCCAGATTATTTCCGCTTTCTCCAAAGTGTAGTCTAAATATGACATTTGGTTGTTTTTGCCCCTTATATCGAACGAAATGGAATTTGTTGTCCTCGTCTAGCCAGTAGTCAGCGTTAGCCACATAAGCTAAGGCGTCTATCACTGTTAGAGTATCGTAGGCCTCGAACTGTTGTGCTAAGGTTATTTTTATTTCTTCTCCAGCTTCGTTGTAGGGATTTTCTATTGTCCCAATAGTTACATCAGACAGGGGAGAGTTTGTTTTTCCAATAGCTTCCGTCATAAGGGTTTGCACAGCTGTACCGACGGACACATCATCAAAACTGCGTATGTAAAAAGAGGAGTCTGCGTCAGGAGTTACAACTACATTACGAGCTTGGTCTAGTTTATGTGAAGCACGAAAAGCAATTCTGTCCATGGCTCCAAGAGCGTCATTAGATCCTCCTTTAGTGTCGGCAGGTGGCATTTCATCTATCTCTCCCCTGAAAACTATAGCACCATTTCGCTCTATCATCACATAATACGAGTTGTCCATGAAATTAAAATATGAACCGTCTTCTAGCTCTTGTGTAAACACAGGATTTTGTATCTGCATTTCCCAGTAAGCCTGACCGATGCCGTTAATAACTCTTGAATATTGTAAATTTTGATAACTGAGAAGGGCCAGCTTCTGCCAGCTTTTATTGGTTAACCACACATTGTGCTTTGGCTGGCTCATTATAATAAAGCGCTCTCTACGGTTACTAGAGTTGGAAGTAAGTCTCCCCTAAACGACAAATCAGCGTAGGCATTAGATGTATTTTTAACCGCTACAAGATAATATGGAGTTGCTGCCGCAAGAGTCAATTTTTTACTAGCTGAATGAGTGATTAAAATATCGTCTGGGGCTGTTGTTATTGACGTTGATTCTTTAAGGGTTGTGTCAGAAAACGAATTATTAGCTGTAGACAAACCGCTAGAAACAAAGGCATTGCCTGGAGGCGTAGATATATTAGCAGATACATACGCCCTATATGACACATCCCATGTTCCTATTGGTATTGTTATTGATAGGCTACCGAGATTATATACAGTTCCGTTACCTGGGGTAGCCTGAGAAGCGTTAGTAGTATCACTTAATGTTAATGTCCACTTTAGTGGGTCTGTTGGGAATCCAAGAGGAGATTTATCGCTTGAATAATATGGAGATGTAATAGCTTCATTATTAAGAGTATAGTCAGTCCCAAAAAATGCAGTCACAACAGTTGAACTACCCATTTTTGTAATAATTCCCCATTTTGTGCCACCAGTAGATTGCGTAATTCTAATTCTCATGCCGACATTGAGTTTGTTTCTAATATCAGATGGAGCAGTAAATGTCCCTGTTTTTGTGGCAGCATCCCACGAGGCATAGGTCCAAGTTTCATTTGCTGGAATAAGGCTCGAAGATGATAAGGGAATTGAAAAAACTCTTTTCTCGGAGATGTTAGTATCAGCTATTGATGAAAAACCATTCGCAACAGTAACTTCGGCTAATTCAATAGCATTGGTAGCAGTCAAAGCCTCTCCAGCAGTAGAGTGACGCTCAGTAATTAAACAAGCTACCTCTGTCAAGTCGCCTGAAGTCGGTGGGTTATGTATTTCATCTGCATCCAAAACCAATACTATCTTGTCGTATTTGGTAGAGCCAGTCACATTGTCGGCTATTGTAAGGTTGTAGTCAGCCGAAAGCTCAACTCCAAGCATCCTTTCTGCCTCAGAAGTAGGAGTTGCTTTCATTAGCATCTTGCCAGATTTTATTTTGACCGTTTTGTTTGGCGATGACTGTGCTTGAACTGCAAAATCTCCAGTGTTTGGAGATGCGTCTACAATAGATCCTATTGATGGCACACCTGGAGTGAACATCCAATAATTTATTTTGCCAACGTCTTTAGCTGGTGTTTGATAGTTATTGGTTCCTGCTGTTAATACACTTGCTGTTATGCTCATAATTCTCCTAAGTAGTAAAGTTAATTAAAATATTGGCAGTACACCCTTCAGACATGGTTGCTGCTGACAGGGTTATATTGTTGTCTCCTTTGTCCAGAGACCAGAAAGTTGATAAGCTCGTTAAATACTGGATAACATTGACCATATTGCCGTTAGTTTCTTCCTTGTAGCAAGTCCCTATTCCAAAATCTATTATTAAAGATTCTCCAGTTAGTATTGTGAGGTCTCCAGTAAACTCTAAGTATGTTCCATTTGTAGTATTAGCAAGCTTTGGTGCTGAGCAAGGGCCAGTGATACTAACTCTTTGAGGCAGCGTCCCAGCTGCTCCAGTGTTATTTATCGTTGTGTCGCCGCTTAGATTAGTCCCTGCAAAGGCCACTGGAAATCCGACAGGGAATCCAGACGAACCCCCTGAAATATTTGGCGTGATTGTATATACATTTGAACTTGTTTCATATTTGTTAGGATCTCTGGCTTCTAACAGAACAGAAAATCCAAGACAAAATCCTGTTCTTTTTTCAGATATGTTCATTGTATTTCTAATCGGTTTCAAATAGTATCTAGCAGCATTTTGTCCAGTCTCAGTAAACTCTAGGGGCAGAAAACCGTCGTTTCCTTCCGCTTCTAGGTTATGAATATCAAAGGCATCTTCAAGAGTATTTTTTAAGGTGTATAAATTAGACTCGCTTGAGCCTATAATAAATCCCCTTATCTCAACTAGCCTGTCTCGATAGAATGATCTGTATCTTTCAACTCCATCTTGTCCTGGCATCGAAGTTATTGTGTCCCTGATTCCAACCTGACTTCCATTAACAAACTCGGCCCGATACCCTGAAGTTCGGACTAATTTTCCAAATGTTATAGAATTGTATGTAAAATCATTTAATAACACTAGTATCCTCCAGCGTCATTTACATCAGTTCCTTCTCCCATTTCCCGAACCCAATCCATAAGATCACGTTTAAGCTCTTGCTTTGAAAGGATAAGCTGATTGATAGAAGCGTCTGATCGGTTGAGAGAAGCCCAGGCAACGTAGTCTTGGCGAGAAGCGATAGCATAAGTGCAATATTCAATCTCGCAGAGCTTATAAAATATTTCTAAAGCATCTTCTGAAATCTCATCAGTTCCGACTATAAATGGTCTTTTTATCCAAAAAACCAAAGATTCTCCTGAATTTATGGGATATGTTGAATATATGGTATTCTCGTTTGTTTTATAACCTTTTAGCTCGATGTCGGTTGTTTGATCGGCACCACTCCTGACAAATATATTAGTCCAGTGAACTCTTTGAGCCGCAACAGGGATAGTGTAGCTTGTAGCTCCAGTCCCAGAGACAAGTTCTTCATCTTCTAGCTTAATGTATTTGCCCAACCGTCTTTCAGCGGTGTCAATGATCCTGCCCCACCTTGCGTCAGACAGAAAATAGCTGGAAGAATTATCGTCTCCAACTATCTCTCTAATATTTGTTATGAGCTGTGCTTTACTTTGCGCCGACATTGGTACTCCGTTCATTTATTAGCCACAGAGTACCAATAATCGTATACACGGGTCTAGCTACTTGATGAATTTGGTAGCTCTGATTCTGCAAATAATTGAATAAACAGATGCGCCCAAGGTTATAACAGCCCCGATTAAACTATAAATGTCTTCAACATTAATATTTTTATTCCAAATCAAAGCAACGACCATTGCGATTGCCACTAGGGCCGACCTGATCGTTCCACTTTCGTACCATTTTTTTGCGTCTTCTATGATCATAGAAATCCTTTTTGCTTGTAAATTATAAATATATTAAGTAACTTATATTTGGTGGTCGGGGGCGAGAGATGTTGGCTCAGCCCCCGTGTTTGCCCTCGATGTTACCGAGGGTCTTTTTGTCTATACCGCCATATTGACAGTAAGACGGATACTGTTATCAGCATTGACGCTGAGTTCGAGGCGATGAGTGGCCAATCCTCTAAGATCCAGATGGCACGAACGAGCCACATCGCATTGCAGAACAGCAACATTGCGTAAGTCGGGACTGACACTTGGCTTGACTGCTTCAAGACATGAATCTTGTACAACTGCGGAATGTTCACGCACACTGCGACTATTACGACCACGACGTACAGAGCGTTTACCCACATCAGTTCCTCCTTTGAGGTTTCCTTCGAAGTTTCCAAACGGATAGTCTCGGTGCATCGCTCTTTCACAGGCGACATGACGCACTTCGGCATTGTCGATGGTCTCTTTGCCAGATTGGCAGCGGTTGATTCGGTGGTGTACCACATTGGAAGTGGCACTTACAGGAGTCGAGCAGACGGCACAAAGACCGTCTTGCAGTTTCCACGCCTGTTGGCGTATCGCACCCCACGCCATCTCAGTTCCCCTTTCTCAAGTTTTTTAGGTACTACTTTACTTTGATATTTTTGATCGCTTCCCAAAGAAGTGATAAAAATCGACCAACTTTTATTTCCTGTGTTATTATTTTTTCAATCACTACTGGCGGATGATTTTTTTCGTACTCTTTGATGAATTCGGCCTTTTCCTCGTCTGTCGTGATATTGACAGGAACTTCAACTGGCACTATCTTCTCGACAGTTTTTACAATCTCAATCGGTGGTTTAGAGTTGCAAGCCTTTAGTTTTTCGGTCAGGTCAGTAATTTGTTTATTAAGCGGTGCTACTGCCGCCGATACGCCAAAATCAGTTGGCTTAATACCGTTGTAGTCTCCAATATATGTATTGAAGAACTCTGCCGTACATTGCAAATAAATAGTTCCGTTGTTGACATAGCGGTTGTTTTCCCAATACTTTTTGTCTATCATTGTGTCCCAATCTATCGACTCAGGGTCGATGAAGTTATTTATGTTATCCCAAAATGTACCTTGATCTGTTTTTGAAATATCTAAGTGAAGATGAGGTGCAGTGCTTAGTGACCCAGTGTTGCCTGTAATGGCAATTAAATCGCCCTCTTTGACTTCGCCAGTTTTTATTACTTTTGAAAGGTGCATCAAACGTGCTACTTTGAACGGCTTTGTGTCATGAGGATAAAACCAAAGAGTAATACCGCCTTGAGTTCCGTCCATGCGTTTGATAAACCCATCGAAAGGAGCGAATAAATTATCATTATTACAGCGGTAATCAACCCCAAGATGAGCAGAGCTATAACTTGTTTTTGCTCTGAATCCATAACCTCCTATTTCTTTTTTAAGAAGTGGAAACATATTGTCCTTTACTTTTTAAGTGCCAAAAGTGCTAAAAACAAAGTTACTATTATGGTGACTGCCTGAAAATATGATGATGTGATAAGATTATTTATTCTGCTATCAACTTTATCTACTTTGGCATTATCAGCCTTGCAGTTCACTTTTTCGTGCAAGCTAGTAAGATTATCGTCAAGTTTTTTACCAATAGAGAAAAGCCCATCTTTAATCTCTTTGTGTTCTTTCGAGTTTTGGTCTTTAATGTTGAAGATTTCATTTTTCATGACTTCTATTTCCGTATTTAATTTTTGTGTTTCGCTAGCCACAGATACCTCCACTCCACGGATTATGCTCAATTTCTTTTGGCTCTCCGTAAATTGTTTCGCCAGTTTCTTCATTAAAAGTCGAGGGGGTGATTGTGGTTGTATTTGGTTTTACAATTTCTGCTTCGGCAGTTTCTTTTGTCCACTCAACGCCAGATAAAGTTACTTTGAAAATATCCCAAGGATTCTCAAAACTGTCAGTGGCAGACGATTGCAAAGACACGATTGTGTGGTCGCAAAGAACATTTGCGTCTAGTTTTATTGCTCGGTGGTAGGGGAGTTCAAACCCCTTGTAGGTTTTTGATTTTGTAATCATAATGCCCCTTTACAATTCTTTTTAATAAATGATTCGATAAATTGAATTGTTCTATCGTCTAGGTAGCACTCCATATCCCATTTGGCGGTGTAGTTGTATTCCTCGCCATCTTCGTCTTGAGAAATTTTATCGGAATACACAACGCCCTCTGCTTCTTTCCAAAATTTTTCGATTGTTTGTTCTTCTTCTGTCATATATCTCCTTAATTAGCGACTTCTGTTTGATGTATTATTGCTTCACGATGGCTTGTTTGAGCGTTGGCAACTGCCAGTTTTACAAAGTTAAAAGTTCCCTTGTTACCTGCTACGCATTTATATCTATTTATCTTGTTATTTCCTGATACTGCGGTTGCTCTAAACTGTACTGTTATCGCACCTAGCGAACTTGAAATGTCCCAACCGTGCGTAGACAATGCTCCAGCAGGTGAATTAAGTTCAGCATATAAAGTGTGCAAAAGTCCTTCTTTGATAGGCACTCTTCCTCTATAATCATTGCCAAGAGCAACTTGCCCCATATAACAGTCATAGTTTGAAGCAGACAGTCCTGTAGAGATGAATTGAGAAGCAGTTAAGATGTTTTGTCCTACTATTTTGGGTCGCCAGCAGAACCCCCACGATACTTTTTGATTTTCGACACCAGGCGAAACAGTAGTAACCATATTGTATTTATCACCCTCTGCTACCACCATAATTATATTATTAAAACTTGTATGTAATTCTCCTGCTTTTAACCTGTTTTTACTGCCTTGCAGAGAGCCAGTCGGAGCAAAAAATCTATAATTTATACTCGTTAAAGCTACATCTACCGCCACCGCAAGGTCTGTTATCACTCCATCGCAAGGGAAGATGTTTTTTGCTTGAAGCCCGTCAGTCGGACCATAATTGGTTGCTTGACCGACTAAAGAAAATGTACCAAGTCCGACAACAGCAGCAGACGACCCCAAATGGATAAATGCTTCGGCTGTGTAGTAGATTGACCAACCAACATTGGCAGCGACCGCTTCTGTGTCAGATACCATTCTCCAAATAAACTTATCACCCTTATTAAAAGGTAAATGACAAGGTACATTGACAGTTGCACCAGGAGTAAAAGCATCTGTGAAAGTGTAGGTGACATTGGTAGCAACAAATGTCCACGAACCAGCAGGAGCACAGTAAAGAGTCATTGACGGCGTTTTTGTCGCAACGGCGGCGGCGTTAGCAGTAAAATCAACACTAGTTATCAGCCCAGGAATTGGCATAGGGGATGCTTGCCCAGAATTGGAAACTCCGTAGGGGTGATAATCCCTATTTGCCCAAGCCAATGCGTTAGTTCCACCACCTATAATTCCTTTGACCATTAGTAGAAACTCCCACCGCCCTTAATCATTAACTTTGTACCGTCGCAAATTATAATATATTCAGTCATAGAATTTGGAACAGAATTAACTTCTTGGAAAAAACCAGATTGGCAAAGATGTAAGGTATGGAAATATGGATTTCCTGAACCAACGGCTGTAAGGTCAATCGCAGTTCCAGCCATTGCATTTGCTGGACTGGCGGCAAATTGAACCTGAGTCGCAGAATACCTGATAGTCCAATAAGTTGAAGCATCGTTTGGCGTGGTTGCCACTACAAGCCCAGTAGGAGCAGTTCCAGTCCACAAGCGGCATCTTTCACCAGTTGGAATATCTGCGTCAACTGTAATACAGTTATTGGTTGTATCGACATCGGAAGCCGATAAGAATTGATTTGAATATTTTACAAACGCATCTAAAATACGCCCACCAGTAGCATCTTGGTAGACAAGTAAATGAGTTTCGGTGTATTTTTCGGTCATTAAAAATGAAAGGTTGACCGTCGCAGCCGTTAAAATTATTGACTGATACTCGCCATTTTTTAGATCTATTGTCTTTGAAGCCCCAGAATTTCCGTTTGGATATATGTCAGTTTCAGAGTACTTTCTGCGTATCATACCTTCTGTTATCAAAGAACCATCTGCTTTTAAGGTCGCCAAAGTAGCGTCATCAACTCCTCGAAGTTCGAGAGCATCTGAAAAGTCTATTGAAATTGACCACTTATCCCCAACGGTATGACCAGTAGTTGCTCCGAAAGTAGCGGTAATTCCTTCTTTAAGAGTTTGAGCAGCACCTGTGATTGGTAGGATTGCGTAGTCCTCATCATTTTTACGCCATTTAAAGGTGTCGGAGTCTTGTTGAAGTGTAGCGTTATCAAAGTAAACTGTTACCCCAGTTGTAGCAGAAGAATAAAATCTTAAACGTATCGAAACACAACCTGCTGGAGCGATCACAGTTTTAGTGACTTGCGTCCACGAATTAGCCGTCACGCCAGTTGTGATAACACCAGTAATCGAAACGGCATTAGTAACATCGTAAATTTCATATCTACCTGCGTAAGTTCCATCTCCTTTGGCATAAAAAGTAGCGGTGTATTGTCTGTAAGGTACGACTGTCGGTTGTTGGTAGATTGAAGACGAAGAAGAAGCACCAGTAATTATCCCAACGCAGTTAGAACCAGTTTGCGGAGCTGAGGTGTCTAAAAAGACTTGACCATTTCCGTTTACTTCTGACCAAGACGAAAAGACATCAGTTGACAAACGACCAGTCGTATCAGCAGTCGTGGCTTTATTAGTACCAGTCGAAGCGTAAGTGATAGTAGTTGAGTTGACGACGGTTACAACTTTGTTAGTTCCGTTGAAAGTAGTGTCTGTAAAAGCCGTTAGAGTCACAACATCGTTATTTGCGAGTAAATGAGGTGTAGCAAAAACAACAGTTGCCACATTGGTTGTGCGAGCAACAGTAGTTGAATAGTTACCAGTACTGCCACCGCCAGTCGCAGGAGTGGTTTCAAAATCAGGATTTGCGAGAAGTTCCGTGCCAGTTTGTACACTTTCAATTTCAACATCAAAAGTAGCGTCTTCACCATCAACAGTAGTGTATGAACCTGCAATATCACAGTCATCAAGTCCTGTACCTGTAAATACTTCATCGGATTGCGAAAGCGGAGGAGAGTCAAGGGTCAGTTTACCAGTCATTGTGCCGCCAGTTTTAGCGACTTTGGCATCTAAACTTGTCTGTAAGTCAGTGATAGCCCCAATAGGGTGCTGGTCAAGCTCGCTTCTACCAGTCAAAGATGAGTGATCGGTTGGAGTAAATCCATTGACCGCAACCTGGGACTGTCTCGAACCTGTTAAGTATGAAATTGACTCGATACGAGCTTTGCCAGTTGAGACATAGGAAGCACTCAAACGGAATGTAAGGCGGACATAGGCTACGAACTCAGGCGACAAATTGGTGAGATTTCCCAGATTAAGAGAACGAAAATCCTCAGCTTCTGCTCCTGCTTTTGTAGAAAACTTAGCCTGTGGTTGTAGAAGTAAAACTCGGTATTTTTGAGAGTCAGTGTCGGAGGTAGCAGGTAAGAGGATTTGATAGACATTGAAATAGTCACCGTTTGCCATTTCGGTTTCACCCCAAGTTACGCCAGTTACAGAGTTGTAATTTGGGTATGTTCCAGTTACTCGGTACGGAAGTGTGGCGGTGGTGTCAAAAGTGGCTACGGCACTGCCCGAGAGCCTAATAGTGGTATATGTTCCCTGTGTCCAGGCAGGGATAGTGGTTGATAGGTCTTCATCTTTGACTAGCGCTTCATCAAACCCCATTGTAATATCGGCATCTGCGTCAGATTGCAGAGCGTATGTCCCAGCGGTTAGTCCTCCGCCTGATTTGCGGTATGTGCCATCGAGGTCGTGTTCTTGGGTATGATTTTGCCAAGGCATTAAGCCGTGGTTTTCTCTTTGCGCCCATTTATCAGTTGCCCCATAATTAACATAGGCAATCATTGTGTGATGAAAGACCCAAGGAGTAGTTGACCAAGCGAAATTAGTGCCGTCGGTACTATACAAAAACCACATACCATTAGTGTCATCGTGAGCAGAAGAAACCCAAGGACTAGATAGAGTTTTTTTCTGATTACGAAAATAGTACTCAATTGTGCCAGATGAGTGAGTTACGGTTATTTTTCGAGTAGAACTATCGTATGAAACAGTTAAGTTATCAGGGTCAACCATGCCAGAAAAGTCCAGCATATCGTCGCCAAGCGACATCAAAAAGGGATCGGCTTCCTCTTGAAGTGCGGTAGCGATTAAATCGTGGTCGTAAGTAGTTTCATGAGTTGATACAGCTCCAGCGGATTCCGCTCCAACATCAGCAGCATCTAAAACTACTACTCCAGTTTCACCATTGACAGAATCGACAGCACCGCCGCCAGTGCTTTCAGTTACCTCGGTCCACTTGCCCTTATTTCTGCCATAGGTTTTACCGTCAGTAGGAGCTTCCTCAACTCCACCTCCACCTCCGAATGACTGTTGTTTGGGGATTTTATCTATGGCACGTTTAATTTTCTTCTCGATACTTTTGTCGAGATTCAATTTATCGTGCTCTTGTTCGTGCTGGACTACGCTGCTCATACTTTGACCTCACGCCGAGTCCATATTTTCCTCCAGAGTCCGTCTTTCAGTATTTCCTGTTTTTCCTCGATAATATCCATCGTGTCGTAGTGGTTGATAACAGAAATTAGTTCCTCGTCTTTATTGTAAACACACTCTTCCGATAGCCAAACTGGCATCTTCACAGCTTTTGGCATTTCCATTTTTGGCAGCGGCTTGGGAGTCATTATATCAATAAGTTTATTCAGCTTGTCTTCTACCGAAGACATATCAACTTCTTTGGTACATGGTAGGCTCTGTATGGCTGTTTCCACGCATTTTATAGCTTCAACCACCATTGAGTCATCTTGCTCTGGGTATTCTGATTCTGGCTTTTCTACAAGCGCTTGGATGGCTGCTACTACTGGGGAGAGATCTATTTCTGGAATCTCTTTAACGGCCTGAATCGCCGCCATCAATTCTGGCCTCGGGTCTATTTGATTAGATATTGTCATTTCTCTTGGAATCTCTATCTGGTTTTCAACTCGGACATTCCAAGAAATGATTTTTAGGTTTCTGACTAAATCAGAAAATAACCTCGCAAGAAACGTCTTGAGGTTTTCCAACAGGCTGACTGAAAAGTTCCTGTCGCTTACGGTTTTGCGGTTATCGTCGTTCATCTGCATTTCCCGTTTTAATACTTAGATAGGAAGCCCCGTTAGGAGCCTCCATATCTAGGCGTTAATATCTCTTAAGAGAAGCTAGAAGTAAGAACAGATGATGTAACGTATGTTCTCATGAAAGTAGGCTGTAGGATCTTGTGTGCAAAGTATGCAGTCCAAGCAACAGTCGTCAATACTTTATGAGGATCACTTGGGCCACCAAGAGGTGGAGTGATGTCAAGTCTGAACATTGAGTTAACTTTGTCCTGAGTCCAGTTCTGGTTGTCTGCAAATCCGACTGAAGGAGTAGGGATAGAACCACCTGTGCCTTTTGGCATTGCAGCTACACCGTAAGCATCTCGGCCAACGATAAGTGATTTCTCACAAGCGATGGAGTTGAAAGTGTAAGTTGTAACGTTAGTAGAAACTACGAAACAAATGTCAAGAATTGTTCCGATTTCACCTTGCCAGTATTTTGTCTGATTACCAAACTGAGACATTTGCTTGAAGGTTGTGTCTTTCATTAAGGCGTTTTCAACTTTTGGAGTGATGATGGCTACATAAACATTTCGGCCTGAACCTGGATGTTTAACCATAGGGACTTTAGCATTTTTCATTACAGTTGCGATGTCTTGGAAGTCAGAAACAGTTGCAACATCAGCAGATGTGATCGAAGCTGAAGTTTTGCCGTTTGCAAACAAATGAGTGATACCTGAACCAACTGCAAGTAAAGTGTCTCTTACAACAGTATCGATAGAATCGCCAGCGTTGTAAGCCATTTCCTCTTTAATGCCAGCAGCAAGATCAAGAACTGAAGTTACTTGAAGTGCCTCTGTCAAAGTAGAGTCATTGCCGTACATAGCCAAGTTGGCTGTGATAGCAGTGTGTGAAATTGTGCTTTTCTTAGCAGCAGGGACATCAGCGATAGCAGCTGTTTGAGCTGTTAAACCTGAGCGAGTATACCATTTGATAGTGTTACCCTGTCTCTCTTGGAACGCATCTTCTCGACCGAATTGGGTGTAGAAGAAGTTTGATCTAGCCATAGCTAGGATTTGTCTGATCTCTAAAACGCTGTCGATTTCGACGGTGTTTGTTGATCTGGTCATTTCTGCCATTTGATAGTGGGAGCTTTTAAAGCATCCCCTCCGTTAATTTTAATTAGATTATCGAACCCTTCATGGCAGCACTCAATTTCCTTAGTTCATCGTCTGACATTTGAGCGTAATCACGACCGCCTGTCATGGCGTTACCTTGTGAAACTGGAGGGTTAGTGCCAAAACTTTCCTCTTGTTTTGCAGCTGGAGCTGCCTCTGTGCCAAATCCCGCGACAAATTCAGGGATTGATTTCAGAGCTGCTTTCTTAACGGCTTCGTACTTAGCTTTTGGGTCTTCGGCATTTACGCCATACAGTTCAAATTCTAAAGTCTTTTCGTCAAGCCAAGCGGTGTTGAACGGGTCGGCTTTTATTCTATCTTGAAGCGGTTTAGGCAACTTCTCGATTTCCTTAGACAATTCCTTTGTGATTGTCTCACTGGTTTTGTCTCTGTAAAAACTTTCCTGTTCGCTGGTAAACCTTTCTTCTGGTGTAAGGCTTGCTTCTTCTTGGGCTTTTCTTTTTGCTTCCAAGCGTTGAAGTTTCTCAGCTATCTCATTTCTTTCCTGTTCGAGACGCTTCATCTTAAATTCATCAGACGGTCCACCTTGTTGTGTTTCTGGGGCCACAACTGTACCTTCTCCATTTTGGTTCTCAGCTGGAGTCTGAGTTTGAGGGATTGTTTCCTCTGGCATTTTATCTCCTTCCCATTTTATTGCGCTGGAGGGATCAGCGATTGGATTAGTTGCCGATAAATTGTGTCGGAGATACACTAAAATATGTATCTAAACATATTAGAACAAAAATCGTATGCAATTGGGAATAGAATTATATTTTTTTCTTGTAGATAGATTTCTTCATCTCTTCTAATTTAGAAGACCGAGAATATGGAGATTTTTGAAGCGGTTTGGTTTCTCTGGACTCCTGAGATATTCCCTGATCTTTGACATAGCTAGTATTAAGAATTTTAAGTACTTCTGCAACAGCTTTAAGCTCGTCATCTGTCATTGAGACTTTTTTGTCTCGGTAATAAGTGCCATATTCGCTCTTTTTGATATATCCCTTTGAAATCATTGGCTTGGCGGCATCCTCTTTATACTTTTTTTCAAGCTCTAAATAGACATCGGTAGGGCTATAGGTGGCAACATTCATTCCAGTTGTTAGGGCCAGGCTTTTCTCAAACACTGATTGCCTTTCATCGGCTATCTTACCGACATTAGTGGAGTACCGAGACGTCGGTAAACTTCTTAAGAAATGAGCCATGTATGGGTGTACTCGCACCTTGGTATATTCTGTCCCATCTTTGTCTTTTCTGGTTACAGTGAAGATACCAAATTTCTCTCTAATGCTTTCTGGTATAATCCTGAGAATATCAGTACCTTTTTCCCCCATGTCTTCAAGTTTTTTCCCAGTAAAAGTGTCGGTCCCAGAGCCAAACTCTATAAGCCCCTTGGCGATTGGGTTTAACATTAGTACTGTTTCTCTTATTGGATTGTTTAGTTGTTTAGCAAAACTTTCAAGGGGAACCCCAAATCCATAAAGGTATTTATCTCCGCCGATGTTGACTGTAAACTGATTTTTGAGCCACTCTCCCTCTGTTCCAGTCTTTGATCCAGAATATATCTTTCCAAAAGCATTTATTTTTCCTGGATTGGTTACAATCTGGCTAGCCATTAGGGCGAAGTTTTTGCTAGGCCATGTCCAGAAAGGTATAAATCTTTTAACAACAGATTTTTCGAAGTTTGAAATGTTATTGTAATCGAACAGAAATTTTTTTGTCCTCTCTGCTGCTGTTACTGGGTCTCCGCTCCTAACAATGTTAGCAATAAAGCTTGTTATCCTAGCTTCGTTCTCGATGTAGCTACCGACTCTGCGACCAACATTTATCTTGCTCGCCTTACCTTGAACATCGAAATAACCAGGGCTGCCCATAACTCCAAGGTCGTTAGCCATCTCTTTTATCTCTCTAAGAGTATATTTTGAATCCCCGACCTTAATTGTTCTATCTAGGTTCCTTCCAATTAAAATATCATTAGACCAAAAATTTATCTTGGGATTAAGCGTCTGCATCAAACCAATATCAAGAGTGTTTTGCATTATATTTGACAGGTAATTTCTGACATGAAACGGAAAGTGCATCACTGTTAGTTGGGATTTATAGAAATTTTGAACTGCGTCGTAGTTTTGCAGGGCCTTGCTTATTTTCTCGTCATTAAATACCTTGGCGTCCATCTCTTTAATGTATTCGACAAAGTGCTTTGGTACCATCTTGCCTTCAAGCTCTTTGACATCGACTCTTTGAAGTGGAACAGTTGCATTATCTAACTCTGGATTGTCTATTTTTTTGACTATATTTTTTGTTATGTTCTTTGCTTCCCTGAATTTCTTTGTTGAAAGCTTTTCTATTCTGCTATCAATTTTAACTAACTCCTTAGCTGTTTTCCCTGCCCTTGACGACTCTAGAGCCGCAATTTCGGCCTTATTCTTCGCCATTCTGGCTGATAATTTTTTGTTAAAATCAACATTAAGAGGTAGGTCTTTTTCGACTTGCTGCAAAACTGTTTCTGGGATGCCAAAATCTCTACCTACTTCTCTTAAAAACTTAGTTCTGTTGGCAGCCCTGACCGCTGATGATATTCTGGCTTCTGCGAGTTTTACAAGGTCATACTCTGGTTCAAGATCATTGGCAACAGCATCTTTTAGGGTCCTGTATTGTCTTTGTTTGGTAAATTGGTCTGTGATAGTAACGCCATCTTTTGCTCTTGATAGTTTGGTATCTGCAATATCAGCATTTTTATAAATGTGGGTGATGTAATTATCTATTACCTTGATTGGAACACCACTCTCTCTCAAATAAGTGATGACGTTCTTTTGCAACTTCTTCCATCCTAGAGCTGCATCGTATTCTTCGCCCTTGAGCGACCTCCAGGTTCCATCTTCAATCGCCGTTGTGACTTTTTGCATTGCGTCTTTTGGTAATTTCATGATTGGGTTATTGACAATCATGTCTTCAAAACGGTTGTGGTCACTGTGCAACAAGTCTCTTGAGCGCTGTTGTGCTCTTTCAAAATTGAGGTCTCCAATTATCTTATTATCTCTTGCTATCAAGCCACCGTATTTCTTTTTAAGGGTATTTCCTGCCTCTCCAACAATATCGTAGAATTTGGCTGTTCCTGGAATAGACACTCCCTCGGATATGGTTTTACCAAAAGCCTCTATTCTCCCAAATTTCAATCCGCCCTTTTCTAAATACTTTTTGGCGTATTCTGGAGAAGTGTCGATTGCTCGGTTTATAACCTTCTCAGCGCTCTTGCGAGCCAAGTTCATCGCCTCAGCTTTGGTTAGTTTTGCCCCAGCGTCTGAGATCATGTTGGCCGCGATTCTCTCCGTTGTTTTGGCAAAGGCCTTGTTTCCAGCTTTTGTTAGCAGTCTTGCTCCAGTACCACCAGCTTTGGCAATTTTACTAGCTGCACCTACTCCACCTATATATGTTGTTAAATCTAGTAAAATATCAAGACCAAACCCTAACCCTTTTCTTGTTTTGCTGTCCTTCATTCCAATATTTCCAAGAACCTCGTCATAACCGATCTTTTCCTTAAGCGCCAATCCCTTGCCACCAGCTTTCAAAATATCAACAAAAGAATCTGATTTTTTATCAGTTGCTGCTTTTGCCATGCTTGCGCCAGCATAACCAAGTCTTCCTAGGTTGCTTGTTATAAAGTCAAGGGTGTCTAGCGATTTCATTCCAGCTTTTTGCAGGAAAGACGGTTTGGCAGCCTCAGCGCTTGGAGCACCAAAACTCATAGACCGTACGGTGTTAGCTGACCGTTTACTTGGGTCTGCGACGACTATTACCATTTTCCTCCTTAAAGACCGTATTTAGTTTTGTCAGATGGGTTGTTGCTTCCAGAAGCAAGTTCTTGCTCTGATTTTTTGCTATACTGAGAGGCCTTGGTTATATCTATGGCCAATTCCTGACCCTTTAAATCCTTAACAAAGAAGTTCCAGCCTCCGTCTCCAGACCTTCTTTTGATTACGTTTCCATCATAAGATACTTCATTGGCGTTTCCGAACTGGTTTAATCCTCCAACTGAAGCGGCTGCAACTGGGTTAGCAGCTGTTTTGTAGATCCCTGTTTGGGTAGCATTTATTTTCTGTGGAGTGATAGCAGTTGCTACGGATTTTTGAGCTGGTGCTGCTCCCTGTGCCATTGGGTTTACCTGCGCTTGTGATATTTGCTCATTTACTTTAGCAACTACTGGTTTAAGTGCCTCAGCTTTCTGTATTTGAAGTTTCTCTGCTTCAATTTGTTCTGGTGTTTTCTCTGCCACCCTTGCTACATCTACCAACGAGTTTAGTTTTTTCTTTTCGACTGGTTCCATACCCCATCCGCCACCGCCGCCAGATGACCCTGGAATTGCTTTAGTGATTATGGCGTTATCTTCTGGGTTTTGACTTCCTTCTAAAACTTTGGTAACACCCATGCCAGTGGCAGAATCTACTTTCTTGTAGTCAACATCATTTAGAAGACCAGTAGTAGAGTCATATTCTTTGAAGTTCCAGCCACCATTTTCAGCCTGTTCTCGGTAATATACCTTGCCATCTTTAGCTCCGAACTGTTGCTCTGGAAGAAGGGCAGCTGTTCCGTCTGCGCTAAAGCCAATATTCTTATCAGTCTTTTTGTCACTATATTTATTGTTGATGTAGAAAATCTTTTGTCCGTTTGGTTTTGTTTCTTTCATAATTTTATACCAAACTCCGTCTTCGTCCTGAACGTAACCATCTCTTTCAAATTCTGTGTTGTTTTTGTCTTTGTCGGTTACACGAAGTCCCTCAAATTGAACATCGTAAAGGTCTCGGCCGTCTGGTGTTGTTCCTACCTGTGGCGCACCAGTGATTGTTTTGAATTTAAGAACCCCATCTTCCATAACTGGAACGGTCATGCCTCTTTCTGGTGCTTGTCCGCCCTCACCAGTGTACATATTTTCAACTGCGGTTCTTCTTATCGCATTATCAGAAACAGAAACCCCGTTTCTTCTTCTTTCGTCTATAATTGCTGGATCGAACTTGTCAGTATCTGGATTGTAGCCCATGCCCATTAAATCATCTGCTACTGTATCAGCTCTATCATCACCAGATCGGTAGTAATACTGAGCCAGCTCCTTTTTGGCCTGTAAAAGTTGTTCGTATTTTTCTTTATATTCTTCTTTATTGCGTGGAGGCGTAGATTGAAGCTCATTAGTCAGAGTAGAAACCTCACTTCTAAGAGATTTTCCACCCTCTCCCTTAAGAGAGTTGGTATAAGATTCGTTAGCACTTAGGTATTGGTCATAAACCTGATCAGCTTTTTCATTAAGACCAGCCTCTCTTAGTTGCTGTGAATAACCATAAAGAGTTTCAGCATAAGCCCTTTTACCTGCGGCTGTTTGGTCAGCCCCAGTCTCTCGGAAATTTCTTCTAATAGCAGCAATTTGGTCATCAACTTGTCTTTTCTGTGCATCTTGGACAAAAGATCCCAGATCATTTACAAGACTGGATCTACTAAAATTATTTTGGATTCCCCCAATTAGCTCCTGCACGGTGGATAAATAGGTTTCGTCTGCCATGCCTCGATCACGCTCTGAGTCTTGTGTCCACTTGTCTTTGGCCATAGAGATTCTTCTCTTAATAGAATCGTCATTAGCCTGGACGGCTTTGTTCAAAATGTCATTATAGGCTGGTGTCCCTTCCTGGATTCCTTCATTTCTAATTTTCTCATCAAGCAAAGGAATTATATCCATCGGGTCTTTATCTCCACGTCTGATTTGGTCTTCAATTGCTCCTATGGAAACATCGTTTTTCACAGAATCTATCTTCTTTTTGACAGCAAGGCTGGCAGTTGTGCCACGAGCGGCAGTCTTAGCTCTTTTGTTTAAAATATCAAGATAGTCGGCAGGTAATATTTGGCCGTTAGAGTATGCATAATCTTCAGCAGCTTGTTTGTACGCTAAAGCATTAGAATTAGACGAGTTAAATTTTGATATGATACTAGATTTAGAAACTCCAGATGATCTTAAAGCCATATATTTCCTTATTGATTATTAATCATTTGATTAGCTGCGCCTTGTCCTGACATACCAGCAGTTTGAGCTGAACCTGCGTTTCCTTGACCTGAAGCAATACCTTCTCCTGGCTGATTCATTGATTCGTTCATAATAGGACCAGTTGGCGTTGATGGTTGATTTAATTCACCCTGAAGCTGTTGTTGAAATTCTAACTCTTTTTGTGTTTCAAGGTCTATTCTCTTTTGCTCCATGGTAGGATCGGCAATATCAGCCTGTCCCATAGCGGTGTAGCCAGAAATAACTTTAGCGTTCTTGAGGTTTAGGATATTGGCGATCTTGGTAGCTTTATCATTTTCCATGACATCATTCCAAGTCACATTGACATTAAACTTAAATGCTCCTTCTGAATCGAAGTAGGCTTTTCTCATCTCAGCATTACCGTCAGTAAAGACCCAAAGAGCATCTTTGACCATGTCTTTGATAAGAGATGTCCATCTGATTCTCTTCTTGTTAACAATGTGCAAAACGCCCTGATAGGCCTGGGATAATGCCTTGCCAGAGATGTTTGAACCTATTTGATCTTGGCCTAGTTCCTGAAGGCCCGAGTTGGTTCTGATGATATTTAAAATATTTTTGGAAAGTGGCTCTGCGTCGTAAGCGTTGACTCTTTTGTTCAACACTTCAAAGGTTGTTTGAGGATCAGCCTTCTTGATGATCTGGGTCTTGTTAGGATTAAGTCTTTGTTTTAACTTCTCAATATTAGAGTCGGTTGTAACGTATGTGTGATTTACAGATTGCGCCACTGCGTCAGCCTGTTGGGAGATATTTTTGTCAAAGTCTGCGACTAAAGCAGCCACTGTTTCAAAGTCGCAAACACCAGTTGATAATCCTGGGAAAGAGTTACCCTTAAAGTGATAGAGCTTCTTGGCTTTCTTATCATAGATTTCAAATGGTATGCCATTGCCCAAAACAACCAAAGACTCGGCTGGGATGATAACATTGCCTGCTTCATCTCTAATGTCGATAAAGGTGTTAAAAAGTGTTACTTTAACAAATTTAGGGGCGTTGTCTTTTCTTTGGGTTAATACGTCAACGGCTAGGTCAAACAAGCCCTTTAAACTAACACCATTTGATAAATTCTGCTCTAATGGATCAAGATCACCACTTACTGATAAAGTCGTCTTAAATCTGTCCTTAGCAGCTTCTGGAGTGATGCCGTATTCGTATGACCACCATTCAAGTTCATGGTAGTTATCTGTCTTCCAACCAAAAGTAATATTTTCAGGTTTTTCTACTGCTTCAAAATATGGCACACCGTTTCTGTCTTCCATAGTAACTGGGCCATCACCCAATCTAGAAGCGCACTCATTAGCATTTAAATACCATTCTTCTTTATTTGATCCGTCAAAGATCTCGTTGATTGTGTCTTCAGCGCTTTGGGCCAGAGTATTCTCAGATTCATCATTGATATTTTTGCTAGTAATTGAAACTCCAAAACAATTTGTTCCAGCGTAGGCTGACATCTTATCAGCTATGGTTGAACACATCCTTGAAGAGATTAATTCATGTCCGTTGGAGATTACTGGCTTAATTGCTCCAGAATAAAAATCTATTCTTTTAGCGTAAGCATAAGTTCTGGATAACTTCTCTTGAGAATATAACGAAAGTTTAGTATTAATGGCTAGCTTTATTGACTCTTTTTTAGTTTCTTCAATTATACTCATAGATAAGTCCATTATTTAGATATTTGTGATTCCAGTAAAGCAATAATCGTCTACATCTTGCAATATTTATAGATATCCACAAATAAAGTATTTGACAACTGATTATGTTTTGTAGATAATTATAACTGTAATGTGACACCATTATATTAAATGAATATGAGGATATAGATATTCGAAAGCGCTCCCGCTGGTGTCACAGTGAGGAGCTTTTTCGTTCTATTGTTGAAAGTTGAGTTAAGAGAGAGTTGAAAAAGCGACGGCTACGTCTCCCCGAAAGGGCATATCTGCAGATAGTCTTAATTCAACTTCTAGCAATAGAAACTCGTTGGGTATCCAGCATAAACGAGTATAAATAAGAGAGCGGGACTCATCTTGACTCACCGAGTTGAATGAGAGTTTAAAACCAGCCAATACGTGCTTACAGATAACTGGTAATCCTGCCTGAAATAACGGTAAGGTTAGCGAAAGCGAAAGAGAAGCAATGGTAGAGCAAAGAAGGAAATGCGAGTTTAGCGGATGTAATAAATTTGGTAGAAACAAAGGTTATTACAAAGGCAAAACAGTATACGGAAGATTCTGCGAGTTACACCACCGCAAAAGAGACGCCTATTATACTGGTAAACAGTTGATAGACAACTATAAATGTTCAAAATGCGGATGGGATATGGGTCCATGTGACAGACACAGAATAAATCCAAAACAAGGATACACTAGGGAAAATGTAGTATCTCTTTGCCCGAACTGTCATAGGTTGATAACCCTTAAAATTATTGAATTATAATTTTTTTTTGGGGGGACCTAGGGGGGATCTATGCTTGATCTATCCGTTTGAATGGAGGTTTCTTTACACAATAACTAAATAATTGTTTAATAATTATTAAATAATGCAACAATATGATTACTTTAGAAAAAAATAAAGTTAAGAAAGCAATCCAATTCTTAAAATGTTTAAAGGAGGTTTAAGTGAGAAAATATAGTTTTTTAACAGAAAAAGACGCAAAGTCTAAAGGATTTAGCAGTAATTACCAATTCTGCACAGATAAAAATATGTGTCCAGACGGAAAAGACATCATGAAAGTTACAAAATTTAATAAAAGTGTAGAATTTGAAGTATCAACAGATAACTTAAATAATACCATAGACGTTATGGTTATTAACGAAAGCGAATACAAAAAATATAATTATGGAGAATGAAATGAGAAAAAAAATCGGAGCATTATGGACTAAAATGGGAAGTCATGGAGTATTTTATTCTGGAGAAGTTATTATTAACGGAGAAGCTGAGAAAGTAGTAGCTTTTATTAACAGAGACAAGAAGAATCCAAACCAACCAGACATTGATATTCTACTAACAGAAGAAAATAGATATGTTAAACCAGAAATTAAACCCAACAATGAAACACTAGGAGATGCTGATACTGATAAATTGCTTAGCGATATCCCATTTTAAACTGTGGATAAAAATTATTTACAAAGCAAGTTACCAAGCATATAATATATACAGAGAGTGGTTATATCCCGTTTGCGAACCCCCCTTCTCGTAGGCGGGATTTTAGTTAAACAAACAGAATATTTAATGGAAATAATTGAGCAATTAAAAGTTTAGTTAAGACCTGTGGAGTTAAGTCAAGAAAGGTAAAAGTTATGAAACAAGCAAAGTTATGTTTATTGAGCGACAAGGTACATGAGATTGTATCTGAGAGCAAGAAAAGTTTTTTAGGCAGAGTGCTGACAGTGATAGATTCTGCAATATCTGACCCACAACAGAGAAAAGCAACGAAAGATTTAGTAAATGACGCATTCTATGGTCACGACTATTTCAGAGATGATATTTCAAGAAATTTTAAAAACTACGCAGAAGCAACAGGAACAGAATATTACAAAGAACTTCCCGTCAATAATGCTGGATTAGAACCATACAACCAATATAAAGACTAATTAAAAACGACCTACCTCCACAGGTCATTAGCTAAAAAGAGAGAACTAACATGAAAGACACAGAGCAATTAGAAAAAGAAAAGAACCAAGCATATTGGGAAAGAAATCAATTAGTTGCTGCACTTTCAAAGATATTTCCTTCTCACTTGGCTAAACATCCAGAGAGCGATAAAGAATGGGACAAAGACTGGCGAACAATAGTAGTAATTTACTTACCAGCAGACAAAAATAAAGAATTTGCAGGCTTAAAAGATTCACCAATATGCGATTACCAGATGACTTGGCACATTCACGATCACGATATACCGATGTTTGACCACCTTAACTATGATTATTTTTATTGCTGGGATGGACATTCGACAGAAGAAAAGTACAAAAGACTTAGAAAAGTAATTTAAAGAGGAGATAAGACAATGAACGAAGTAAACAATGAACAACCATGGGAGAGTTTAGAAAATGATTTACTAACAGAGAAATACACCCATGTTTCACTAAAGAGAGATGATCGAGGAGTGCCAACTAAGTTTCATGTGTGCAAGGTTATCAATGATGGTAGGCAAGTTATCGGATTAGACGAAGTTTTACTATCGGAGATTAACTTTCAATCTGGTGCAATCAAAGAGTCTGGTGTCAATGGAGTTCAAAATGAAGACTTAATTTGCATGGTTGTTTCAAGGCTTGAGGCTTTCCAAAATTCAGAGTTTAAATGCCGAGAGAACGCTTGTGCCATCACCAAACTTGAAGAAGCTCTGATGTGGCTAAGAAAGAGAACCATCGGCAGAGAAAATAGAGGTGTTGAAGGCACTCATACAGTTTAACTCCTATAATAAGAAGGTAAGCAATGAAATATGAATTTTTTCAAATAGGCGGTGACCTATCGAGCGAAGATGCGGAAGGTAATGTAGTCAAGTTATTAGATAGACTTGAAGATGGATTCAAAATAATTAGTGCTGTGTCTATTGTCCAAGGTGTTCAATACATACTAGAAAAGTAACAAACAATACGGGCGTTTAACAACGCTAAAACTAAGGAAAGTGGCTTGCCCCCGTGTTGTAGTGGCACGGTAAGGAGCGGTTAGAGATCGGGGCCACCAAGTAGACAGTGATACGGTTCGGTCTACAAAATATTAACAATTTACTCCCTCGCTACAGCAGTATGGCAGGTTCCCATACCGTCTCTGTCGGCCAAGGTAAAACAACAAGGTGTTGGCTAAAGCCAGCTTGGAGTCTCGAAGAGGACTCACTTGTAAACAGAGTATCCAGCAGGTGCCACATGGAGACAAGGGGCAACGAGTGGTCGTCAGACCAAACTGCTAAGCTCGGCCTGCTGGATAGAATAATAAAAGGAAGCACAAAGCATTAACAATTATACCTTGGAGAATAGATTGTATTACATGCTGTGGAAAGCACAATCCTCCAAGGTATAGAGGTTAATCCAACTACTAAATAACACTTAGTAGTTCAACAAAAGTAAGTAAAGAGGATATATGAATAAGACAATAAGAGAACAATTAAAAGGAATAGTTTACCAATTACAGGGCCATGACTCATATTTATTTATGTCAAGAAAAGAGCGAGGCGTTGATATTATAATGCCGACTGAGGAACTGATTAAAAGCGGAGACGAGGCAATAGACAAAATCGTTGAACTCATTGAGAGAGAAAAAGAAAACAAATGGCTAGAAACTCTCCACGAAGCAAGCAAAAGATTGTCAACTTATCACCAAGCCCAACTCACTGAACTAATGGAGTGGGTAGAAGAAAACAAAGATGCTTTTGGTACTACTGATGATAAAGGTTCACCATTAAGAATAGAGTTTGTACCAACATCAAAATTGGTTGAAAAAATAAAACAACTAACCTCCAAGGAATCATAATGGATGAAAAACAAATAGCTGAATTATTAAAAGTAAACTTTGACCCAACATATCACCCAGACAACAGAGGTATATCAGAAACAAGTTTAAAGTGTGATGAGTTAGCAAAGATAATAGGTAACTTATAAAATGAAACTATCAATAAAACAAAAAGAAGAAATATATTTTCTGTCTCAAGTATGGCCAGATGTAAAATTCGATCCGACCGAATACGAAATAGTTGATTTTATAAATCACACCATTTATGGAATAAAGATAAGAGATGGCAGAAAAAGTGCAAACAGACTATTCCAAGCAAAAAGGCAATTTGAAATAACCAGCAAAGCATGGCTCGAAGACATTTTAGATTTTAGGGTTAGTCTTACGGAGCTACTTAATGACATGGGTTGCCCATACTTTAGAAGGTTTATAGATTCATTCAGAAATCAGATAGCCAAGAATAGACTTCAGCTAAAAAATTCTACTGGAAGTCCGTTTAGATCCGAAGACGGTAGATGTTTGTTAATAGTTTTAACAAAATGAAGTGCGCTAACTGTAAAATTATAATAGGTGAAGGTTACATCAACACAAAAGCTATAGACTACTTGGGATATTCGGTATGCAAAGGTTGCTACAAAGATTTAACAAAAGAACTTCACACAGGAAAGAGAACATCAAGACGAAATTTAAATCAAACATTAATAAGTTAATAAAATAAACGGAGGAAAATGGCAAAAAAAACAAAAGAGATCGAAAAAGTGCGTAAGTTTGTAGTATGTTCAGACGGCATGAACTTTTATGTCAAAGAGGAGAGTTTTAACAGAATTTTAGAAAATTACGAAAAAGATGTTGTGTTTAGGTGCGAAGAAGACGGTGGAAACGAAGCTGTGCTTTATTTTCCTGAAAGCAAGATCACTCGCTTGGCGTCAGTCTTAGTTCCAAAAGAGTAATGTAATGTATCCAGTTCCTATTTCTGACCATGCTGTTGTAAGATTTATTGAGAGGGTCTACGGCATAAATATGGATGAGGTCAGAAGTAAAATACTCTCAGAAGAAGAATACACCAGAGCAATGAGAATTCACAAGACATATAAGATTAAAAAGGAAACTCACACTGCTGTAATTGAAGATGGTGTGGTGGTAACAATATTAGATAAAGAAATGAGTAAAAACGCTAAAAACTTTAAAGGTCTATGCAAATCTCATTCGATCCGTCAAGTCTCTGCTTATAAGGATAGTAAACGGCAAGAGCAAAGCTCATCAGGGCATCTGTAGTTTGTTTCTTGTCATCCATAGGTCCTTTATACGAAATGATCTGATTTCTAAGCATACGGTCATCCGTACACTTAATCAGGTCTTTTTCGTTTATAGCCCGTCTTGCAACATCTAGTAGGTCTGCCTTAGTTGACTTTCCTGTCCCCTTCTCCATACCGAACCTAAAACCCCTAACATTGTAGTTTGCAAACTCATTGTAATAAATAGATCCAGCCTCATTGGTCTTATCCATGGTAAAAGAGACATTTTCTGCCCCTGCCATGAAGAATCTGTCTAAAATTGTTTTAGTAAAACCGATGTTAAATCCAGGCTGGTTTAATTTGTCGTAGTAATAAAAGACTCTATGCCAGTGATCTGGGTCAGTTATATCTAAAACATTGATTGCCCAGTAGTCTTTACCTCCACCAGCCGTGTCTAGACCGATAGAATAGAATCTTCCAGGTATTCCATACATAGAATAAGTAGCGGTACCGTTAAACATCTTAATAACATTAGCAGCCTCAAAATAACAGGCTCCAGACATAGATATTTTACCTGAAAGGATCTGATTTCTCTTTGCGTCGCTCATACCTTGAGTTCTTTTAATCAAATCTGCCTCGTCGGTGTCCTCATTTTCTCTGATGTCACCTTCAAATAAGAACCAGTCAAGCTCTCCCATCCTGGTTAGGTCTGTTTTGTCCAATATATAGGCGCAAGAGAGTTCATTTTCGATGTCTGGAGTGGTGATGATGTCAAGTTCGCCCTTGTAATCGAACAAACGTGGTAACAGGTCATCAATTTCCTTGTCTGGATTCTTGCTTCTGCCAAACTCATCATAGCTTCCATACATAAACCCTACACCTTGAACGCCGTCACCGTGAGTTGCTCCTAAAGTAAAGGCTCTAAATAATGAATCATTGCTAAATCTGACTCTAAATGGTCCTTGATCTGGTATGTGGTTAGTGTCGTAGTTATTTAGTCCTGGTGTGTCTATAAAATCACGTATTTTACATTCATTTAAACAAAAAGTACCGTCTGGTTTCTTTAAAGTAAGTTCACTTCTTAAAATCTTTAAAATTGTTTGAAGTATTATCTTAGTTAATTCACTGGCTGGCGCCAAATTAAAGGTCTGGTATTTAAAATGAGGCCACATCTCAGGAGAAATAGGCACTTCTGGGTTGGTTAGCTTGTAATAATTCTTCCAGATGTGCTTACAGCCCTCATAAACCGACTTCCCAAACCTGTTACCTGCAAGGATCATGTAAACAGTCTTCCACTTGCCTGTTTCAAGTTCTGAATCATGACGCTCTTTCTCAAGTCTTTTTTGGCCTTTTCTTAATTTAATGCCTAAAAGTTTGTCACAAAACAACTCAAAGTCATCTCGGCATCTTGGAACCCAGTATTCTTTGTATTTCTTTAAACTTTCTTCATTATAGGCCATTAATCCTCTTCAGCTGGAGCTAATAATAACTCTGGTTCTTGTTCATTATGGTCTATTAGCATGGAGCCAGAAGCTAATTTGCCTGTCTCCATTAAGAACTTAGCCTTTTCCATGCCATTCCTTTGTGCTTCTAAAACTATTTTCTTTTCTCCTTGAAGTAACTTAGCAGCTTCACTGGCAATAGCCATTCGGTCTCTAACTGCCATACTGTCTATTTGCTCTTGTGTTATGCCGTCTGCAATACTTAAGCCTTTAACTATGTGATCCATTACCATCTCATTAACTTGTGCTATGGTTTTCTTTTGCATCTTTAAATTCCTTCTGGCTTTCCTTACTATGGCTATGTTTTGTTTTTCTTCTCTTAAGCATTGTCTTCTGTGAAATGAGATGTGTGAGGCATATAACTTAACTGCTTCCTTTAATTCTGGATGTTTCCTAGTCATATAGGCTTTTAATAGGCTTATGATTCTCTTTCTTGTGTGGCCATTCTTCTCTAACTCTAAAACTTGGTTCTGTAAGCCATAAAGACATATAACACATATGCTTGGATTAGGACCTTGATCTTCTGGCTTAACTAAATTAGTGGATAGTTTCATAATACTTATATTATACAATTATCGTAGCTATTGAGCAATCAACAGCTTGTGGATAAAGAGATTGTTTATTGGTCTTGTCTAGTAATCTATATCTAGGCCTCTTCCCCATCATATACAAACCCCGTCTGTTGAATGCTACGGGTAGGGGGGCATGGTCAATTAGAATATAACAGACAATCTATAAAATAATGGATTAATAAGTTATTAATTAGCTAATAATAGATGGTTTTATTAGATTGTCATCATAATATGATGATAGTCTTATTATCGAATTGCTAGCTCGATGATAGATTGTTATATAATTGTCTATTATATAATCCAATAATGGGCTAATGGATTGTTATATAACTATACATTAATAAGCTATTAAGGGATTATCTATTAGTTATTATATAATTATTATCTTATTATTATCTTATAGAGATATAAAGCTCCCATCTAACACTTGCCCCTAACCCCATCTATTACTTTGTAAAAATTACCGTCACGGCTTGTCAAGTAATCCCTTGATCATCTATTATTAATTTATGTAATTAATATATATTATTATCTTATATGGTATTGACAAGTATATTACAGTATGATACAATGAATACATACTAATAAAACAAGCGAGCAACAATCTAAAAACAATCTCGCTAAACAGTATACAATCAGATCAATCTTTACTAGCTATAAGCGAACTAAGGATCGATCACAACTAAGTCATCAAAGTACTTTAACAATTTACTCAACTACATTAGTGATAACTTGAAATAGTTATTGTCACGATTGAACCCGACTTGCTCCCGTCAATTCAATCAACGGTAAACAGCCCGTTTGTAGTTGGTGCTAATTGTTGGCACGTTGAGTTGTGACAAGCTCAATTGCTAGTAATTAAACGAAAGAGACAAGATGAAAATGTTCACAGCCAACAAAGAGACAGGAATGTTGATCGAGGAGGTTAACTCCTTCGAAGAAGGAGAGATGAAAATTGCTGAATACGAAAAAGCCGATAAAAAAGAGGGAAATTATGAAGAAAATTGGTACAACATCGTCGATGAAAACCACTGCAATATTGAGCGATAATTAAGATGGGTAATTAGGTATTATTTAATGCCAAAATTGTATCCTAAAAAATATGAATCAATGACATTTGGTTTCTATCAATATTTAACTAAACAAGGATTTATAAAATTAAAATGGCTCGCAAATTAACATTTAGTGAAAAACTAGCACGAAAACATGAGATTAAGGGCAATTGGCAATTATTGGTCTTATTTATCGCTACTATCATCTTATTATCATTAGCACAGGACTAAACACATGAAATTTAAAGTTTATTACTTGAATAAAGACATATCAAAGTTTGGATTCAAGATCGTAGAATATCCAAACCTTGAGGCAGTACAAAAGAGAATCAAATCAAGGGGCTTTGATATAAAAGATTTTAATATTGAACAAATAAAAGGAGAATAAAGACATGGAAAAAGACCACAGGCTTGACGCATTGGCTAGGACATTAGCCAATAGTGCCTGCACTCAAATAGCAGGAGTCATTGGCGAACCATTAGACGGTGATCAAGTGGGTTACCTGGTAGACGGATTTAAAAAACTTCTAAATAAATTACAAGGGAATAATTAAATAACGCTAGAAATAGCAGAAAAGAGATAAAGTGAAAAAAGATCAATTAAAAAACATTTTAGAGAATGGTTTTGTATTCATGGAAAAATACGACAATGGCGACGAAGCCAATAAATACATATTCAATGAAAAGTTGCCAGAATATAAACAACTAAAAACTGCCTGTTGGGAAGTTAAAATGAAAGTTGACGATTATCATTATAAGTGGTTCGCCTATGCGTTCCAAGCCATAGCAGACAACGCTGACTGGGGCGAAGACATGGGGACAGATGCGGAGATGATCGAAGCAATAGAGAACATAGAGTTTGAGACCGAAGCTGATATTTACACTTCAGATCTGACCAAATGGCTTCACTCTGACGTTGATCGGGTATGGTATTTGACAGATGCAATAATAGAATTTAAGCCAGAAGACGGCTTTGCTTTGTTATCTATAGCTCAGGATACCGAAATTCGAGAAGTCTATGACATGGCAAGAAATGCTGTCATTAAACTCATTGAAAGGCTCTAAATGATAACTTATGACGGTGAATTATTAAACTAGAGGATAAGACATGCCAGAATTAAATAAAAATCAAATATGGTGGCTTATAGGGGCTTGTATGGCTATATTTACAGTCCTTGCCACCTTAATAATAGAGGTAACAAAATGAAATTTGAAATTATAACAAATTGTGAATGTGTTACGGCGTACACTGTAGAGGCAGAAACCGCTGAAGACGCAAAAGAAAAATTTTTTATGGGTACATACTCGAACGAGGAAATACTAGATTATAAAAACGAAACTATAGAAACAATATCTGAGGTAATAAAATGAACAAAACAACATTAGGAGCTTTGAAACGTATCCTGCGAGAAGTGGAAGAGAAAAGACAAGCTAAATGCCATGATATAAATTGCGTAGTCAATCAAATAATTGGTGGAAACGACATTGATTTAGTCAATGCCTGGATAAGTGAGATTGAAGACAGGACATATTGTCATTTGTGCGGAGCGGTAGAAGATAACCACTTTTGCACAAATGAAACATGCAGCGAATTCACAAGATACGAGGATTAGAGATATGACGCAAAAAATTGACAAAATATCAATAAATAACGAATTACTAGACAGGAGGGTCAAGCTAACACAAGAAGACAAGAAAGAGATAAAAAGAATGTATCTTGTAGATGGTTTTTCAATTCGTCAATTGGCTGTATTCTGGAACGTGTCAAAGCGGTCAATCCAATTTGCCATATATCCAGAAAGAGCAAAAAGAGTTGTCGAACTTCATGACAGCTCAAAGTATTATGACAAGGACAAGCATAAACTGTACATGAGAAAACACCGAGAATACAAGAAAAAATTATTAAAAGAAGGTAAAATCAAATGACAGACAAACATTTCAACGCTATTTGTGCTAAAAATGCCATAGCTCACGAATTAAAAAACTACGCAAGCGGACATAATATCAATTTTGGATATGTCAAAGCACGGTTGAAAGAGATAGAGCTTTATATAGGAGAAGGGAATCAACCAAGCGTAGAATCAATTATTCCAACTGTAATAGAAAGGGGGGATTAATGTATTGCAATAATCCGAGAGTAATATGCGACATGAATTGCACAAAATGGCGAGTCATGGGAGGGTGTGCCTTGATTGTGCCTATGCCATAATGTCAGCCCATTCTTGCAACATGACAGGGGATTGTGAGATCTGCCAAGCATATAGTCAATTAATAGCATT